TGCTCAGAATTTTTGTGTCCGAAACTGCGCCATATTTTTAAAAAACATGAAAGAGTTTAAGGGCAAGTTGGGCTACAATGAGTGGAGCCGTGAGACTGTGTGGCTGGCTCCATGTAGTTGGCACGCATTTGATAAAGCAGATTGTATGCCCAATGGCATTGCGGTGACGGATGACGATTTGTTGTCCATCAAAACGTTGTTTAATGACATGGAGTTTGACCCGTTGGTTAACCAGATTTACCAAGCGGCTCGGACTGTTGGCTTTGAACAGAGTTTTCATCCTGTAAAGAAATGGTTTAGTGAGTTGCCTGAGTGGGATGGTGTCGAGCGGGTACGCAGTTTGTTCCCAAAATATTGCAATGCTGAGGACACAGCGTTTAATCGTGAGGTCGGTGAGGTATTGATGTGTGCGATTGTTAAGCGAATTTATGAGCCCGGGTGCAAGTACGATCACATGGTGGTGTTGGTTGGGCCAGAAGAGCAAGGTAAGTCCACAGCAATTAAGGCCTTGTCGGTGTTTAATAGTTGGTTCACTGATTCGTTGGGCGATATTAACAAAACTGGAGATGCTATTCAGCAGATCAAGGGTAAGCTGATCGTGGAGGACTCAGAGCTTAATGCCTTTATGAGCCGGTCGAATACGGTTGCGAGTGTTAAGGCGTTTATATCTAGGGAGGTTGACCGAGCACGACTGGCGTATGCGAAGTTGACCGAGGACGTACCCCGCCAGTGTGTGTTTATGGGCACTACAAACGAACACCAATTTTTGAATAGTGTTACCGGTAACCGTCGGATATGGCCGGTGGAGGTGTACGACATTGACGTTCCAACGCTTACCAACGACTTACCACAGTTGTATGCTGAGGCCTTGGTCGTTTACAAAAAGCGGTACGCTGGGTTAAAGAATGGGTTGGTGTTGCAATCGGCAGAAGCGATGGAGCAGGCCAAGAAAGCTCAGACTAGCCGCATTGAAGTGGACGAGCTTGAAAGAGTTATCCAAGAGTGGTTAAATAAAGGCGTGAGAGATGGTTTCCAGTTGAGTGATGTATGGGACGGTTTAGGTCGAGACATAATACACCTAAGCATCAAGGAACAAAAGCGTCTTGAGCGTGCGTTGTTAAAGTTGCACTATAAGCGCAGTGAGAATGGTTTTATTAAAATTGGAGACAAAAAATGAAGCAGGATAGATTAATAAAAACGATTGATACAAGCAAAGCCCCATGGTGCCGAAAAACAAAGGCAGAAATGTTGGCAGAGGTTAGGGAGTATGGGCATCAGTTGCAGTTTGCTAGTGATGAGTTTCGTGGCGATCGTGATGTAGTGTTGGCAGCGGTTAGGCAGTCTGGGTGGGCGTTGAAGTATGCTAGTGAGGAATTACGCAATGACAAAGAAGTTGTGCTGGAAGCGATGAAACAAAATTACCATGCTTTTGAACATGCTAGTGAGGAATTACGCAATGACAAGGAAGTTGTAATGGAAGCGGTGATGCAGGAGGGGAATATGTTGAAGTATGCGAGTGATGAGTTACGTAATGACCTTGAGGTGGTGAGGGAAGCGGTAAAGCGTAGGCGGTCTTCGTTGTATTATGCGAGTGATGACATAATTAATTCGGTATTAGATTTTTAGGAGACAAAAAATGATTGATGAAAATAGTACAAAGGCAGAAGTTTTAGAAGCGGTACAGCAAGATGGGGATGCGTTGGCGTATGCGAGTGCGAAATTGAAGAATGATCGTGAAGTGGTGCTGGCAGCGGTGAGGCAGAGTAAGTATGCGTTGTATTATGCGAGTGAGGACTTGAAGAATGATCGTGAGGTGGTTCTGGAAGCGGTGAAGCAGCATGGGTATGCGTTGGTGTATGCGAGTGATGAATTGAAGGGTGATCGTGAATTTATGCTGGAAGCGGTGACGGAGAATTGGCTGGCGTTGGAGTATGTTGGTACTGAATTTAAAGATTATAAAGAAGTTGTGCTGGCAGTGGTGAAGCAGGATGGCTGGGAGTTGCGGTTTGCTAGTTTGGCGTTGAAGGGTAATAAAGAAGTTGTGCTAGCAGCGGTGAGGCAGGATGTGCTTGCGTTGCGGTATGCGAGTGAGGCATTGCGCAATGATCGTGAGGTGGTGCTAGAGGCAGTCAAGCAGAATGGGCGTGCGTTGGAGTATGCGAGTGAGTACTTGCGTGATGATAAAGACGTGGTGCTGGCAGCGGTGAGACAAGATGGGTGGGCGTTCCGGTATGCGAGTAAGAGATTGCGTGGTGATCGTGAAGTGGCACTGGCCGCGGTGAGGCAGGAGGGCGCTGTGTTGTATTATGCTAGTTATGCTAGTGTGGAATTGCAGAGCGAAATAGTGCAATGTTGGGCAAATGCGATTGAAAAGGAGGTAAAAAATGATTGATAAAAATAGTACAAAAGAGGAAGTGTTGGAAGCGGTAAAGCAAGACGAGCGTGCGTTGCAGGATGCGAGTGAGGAATTGAGGAATGATCGTGAGTTTATGATGAAAGTGGTGATGGAGAATGGGTATTCGTTGAAGTATGCGAGTAAGGAATTGAAGGGTGATGATGAGGTGGTGATGGAAGCGGTAAAGCAGAATGGGTTTGCGTTGCGTTGGGCGAGTGAGGAATTGAAAAATGACCGTGAAGTTGTTTTAGAGGCTGTTAATGGGGATGGATGGGCGTTGCAATATACTAGTGAAGAATTGCTTGGTGATAAAGAAGTTGTGATGGCAGCGGTTAAGCAGAATGGGAATGCGTTGGATTATGCAAGTGATGAATTAAAAGGTGATCGTGATGTAGTGCTGACAGCGGTGGAGGACGATTGGGAAGCGTTGCAATATGCAAGTATTGATATGCGTAATGATCGGGAAGTAGTGTTGGCAGCGGTTCGAGACCATTGGGAAGCGTTGCGATATGCTGGCGATGATTTATTATATGAGGTTGCAGAGTGTTGGGAAAATGCGATTGAACAAGGCTTAGTTAATTAAATGGCTAAGATTCAGGCTTGTAAGCAATATGAAGAAATAGGGGCGAACTATAAAAACTATAGGACGCTGTTGTTTCAGGGTGGTACACGTTCTGGAAAAACCTATTCAATCATGATGTGGTTGATTGTGTATGCATTGCAAAATGAAAATGTTATTGTCAACGTCTTTAGGAAAACACGGTCATCCATAGATTCTAGTATCCTAAAAGATTTTAAAAGCATTATGAATGACTTAAATATATATGATCCGGCATTTTACAATAAGGCCACAATGAAGTATACGTTTCATAATAATTCATCAATTACATTTATGGGGTGTGATGACCCAGAAAAGATCAAGGGTGTAAAGTCAGATATAGCCTATTTAAACGAGGTTTCATCGTTTCATAGAGAGGACTACCGCCAAATATCCCTACGGGTAACTGTCTGTACAATTATGGACTATAACCCAAATATGCCAACGTATCATTTTGTTTTTAAAGAGGTTATACCACAGGTAGACTCTATGCTATTTAAGTCAACGTATAAAGACAACCCTTTTTTAAATGAAAGGCAGATTAAAGAGATCGAGCGATATAAATACACAGATGAAAACTATTGGCGTATTTATGGGCTAGGTGAACAGGGTTTATCAGAAGAGACAATATTCCCGAATTTTGAACTTACCAGCGATTATGACAAGATTACATCAACTGAGTATTTTGGTATGGACTTTGGGTATAACCACCCTACCACCCTTGCTGGTGTAAAGGTAGTTGATAAAGAGCATAAGGAGTTGTATATTAAACAGTATTTGTACAAAACAGGCTTAACAGTCACTGATATGCACCATGAATTATTAGAATTAAATAAACTACCTGATGGCGTAATGGTAGACGGGTCAGCACGAGTTGATATGAGTTTTAATAACTTAATTACAGCAGACTCAGAAAGCCCAGAGAACATTGAGGAGTTAGTACGGCACGGGTGGAATATGGAAGGGGCTAAAAAGGGGGCAGGGTCTAGACGTGCAGGCATATTAAAAATAAAGGAGCATAGAATTTTCTTAGATAAACAATCAGCAGACTTAATCGAGGAATTTTCAATGTATAAATGGCAGAAACATCGCAATGGTGTTGACATCCTAGAGAAGCCAGAAGACGGTAAAGACCACCTTATTGACGCTGTAAGATACGCTTTAGAAAATATTGGTAATGAAGTCCCATATTATTTTGGAATAGTTTAACTATTTTAAAAAATCACCTTAGAAAAAAATACTATAAAAAGGTACACTATAGAGGGGGAAAACACTACAATTATTGACGTGCTTTTTACCCTTTTTTTGACCATGGAAAATGTGGCATAGATATACACGCTTAAGCCATAATGTTTGTTGTCTAAGTGTGAAATGGTTATGGTATGGGGTGAAATAAGGGGGAATATACAGTGTCACACATACCCACCACAACACCACAAAACACCCCAATCTCAGCCAATAAACACCCTTGCAAACGATTCCTTACGTGACAGAACAACGCCTACCCACTACTACACCTATACGTAACGTTATATATTGTCAACAACAATCTTTACATCATGAAAGCTGACGTAGGGTGACGTAGGCCCCAGGGTGAAAATTCACTAGGCTTACCTTGGAATTTGGATTTAT